TGATGCTTTTGACCTCCCAGATAGATTTGGGTTTAGTGCTCAAGGAACTAATGCTATAACATACACTGATACTTACTATCAAAATACTTCTGCTCCAGGAAGTGTAACCTCATGGTCATTTGTTATATACTTAGCTACCCTACGAACCCCCACCCCTCCAGGAATAACTCCCTTTACTCTTCCAATTACTGGTGACTCTCCTAATGGAAATTTACGACAAAGTTTAATTGATGATTGGTTTAAAGGGTTTAATGGTGTTGAAGATAGAGTATATGGTGGATTGATAGCTAGCCAAATTATTCAATGGAATCAAGATTATGCAGCAAGTTTAGTTCCTAGTGATAGAGGAGCTACTCGTAATATAGTAAGAGGATTTAAAGCCACAGACTATAATAGTCATATAAATTTTTGTTTAAATAACGTTCCAAAAGTTGTTGGTTCTACTAATTTAGTATATGGTTACCCAATAACTAGAGGCGATTTAGTTTATAATTTACGTACGGTACCTAATAATGGAACTTTTATTGTATCATACATAAAAGGAAATTATAATGGTTCTTCATTTTGGAGTTATAAAATGTGCCCCTAATATTTAAATTAAACACACTGTATGCCAAAAAAAATACTTAATCTTTGGTTAAATTCTGATACTTCTACTGCTACTCCATTAACTGGAGCTACAATTTTTGGTACACCGGCGATGGATGCTGGTCCTCTTAAATTAATTGGGTACACAGATGTAAATGGTAATATTGTACTTGATACTGATGAAGATCTAGAGTATATTATTACTGCTTTATACTTGACTGAGAATAATCTTATTGTTACATCTCAAACCCCATCAAGTGCCGCGCCAACTGATTTTCAATCGATGCAAAATCTTTTGGGAACCATCCCTTCAACACCTGGTACTACTACTATTATTACTGATCCCACAGTAATAGCTCAACAAAATGCAGCAGCAAACGGACTTTCCACTGCTAGTACTACTACAATTGGGTATTATGACTTTGATCTTTTTCTAAGTCAAGCCCCTTATAATCAAAATTCGGATGCTATAGCTCGAATTTCATCTGCTGAGCTTACTAATTCTAGTGGGGATAATAAATCTGTATACTTAACATTAACTTCTGAGGCTCGTTCTTCCCAATACTTTCCTACACCTGCTCAAGTTAGCAAAATTCCGTTAGCTAACCTACCCTCATATAACACAGTTACTGATATCCCCCGCATTACTTTAGCACCAGAACCTGATGTCACAACTACTGCGACTGCTCAAATTAATACGGAAATAGCGACTGAAAATAATAAGTCACTAGAAAAAACATTAGGGGCACAACTTACCCCCCAAGCCAGATTAGCTAATCTTCTTAATAGTAAAAAAAATCAAATTAAAAGGAAAATTATTCCTTTTTTAATAGCTTTATTATTACCTTTTGGAGCAGCTGTGGTGCAAGGCATTTTAGCTAAATTACCTTTAAGTACTTTAAAAGATTTAGCTTCATGTCCTAATCAAACTGAATTATTACGAATTATAAAAAAACGCAATAGTTTAGTAAAACAAATAAACGCAGTATACAAAGTTGTAACTACTTTAGCTAAAATCTCTTTAGGAGCAAGCGTAGCCATTACTGCATTAAGAGTTGGGATCCTAGCCATAACAGTCATACCATTCCCCGCACCACCAGTGGTACCAGTTGGTGTAGCTAAACTTGAGGAATTGTTAAAGAAACTTAACGTAGTAGTTAATATTACAACAGTAACTTTAGCTACTATAGGTACTTTATTGGGTGTAATTTTAAATATTTTAAATTCATTAGATGCTTTAATCCAACAATGTGCTCAAGAACAAGAAGTACCTTTTGAAGCTATTAATACTGAATTAAATGATTTTGTTAATGAATCAACAGGAATAAATAACAGTAATGTGATACAAGCAACCCAAAATGATAACATATATAAAGGATTTACTTTAGAACTAAAATTAGATGCTACTTCTGGTTCTTCATACCCGAGACGTTTTGCCCAAGCCCTTAACAAACAAGGAACCCCAGTATTAAAAACAGATTCTTCATTTGCATCTGACCCACAAGTTTTACTTGATCAATTAAAATTCATTATAGATTCAAATCCTCAGTTAACAGCTGAATAATTAAATATTTATAACCATGAAAACAGATTTTTTAAAAAAGTTAATTAAAGAAGCAGTTCGTGAAGCAATTCAAGAAGAAATTAAAGATATACTTCTTGAAGCAGTACGTTCTCCTAAAACTGTAGTTACTGAAAATGCTAACCCTATTCCTTATACTACAAAAACAAACCTTAACCCAGACATTAAACGTAACTTGCGTAGCATGATTGGTGGTGAATTTGATACTACAATTTCTGCCAACTCATCACATGTCCAACAAGCATACACTCCTCCTCCTATTAGTACAATAGGTGAAGGTTCAAGTTTACCTGGTGGTGAAGTAAGTTTAAATCAAATAATGGGGTTAATGACTAAATAATGGCGATTAGAATAGCAAATCAAAACCCTTTAGACTTAAACCAGCGAGTAGCTGTTGGGGTTTCTATTCCTTTTAATGGTGGCGCTACTAATACGGGCACCCCACTATACACAGGATCTGGGTTTAACCCATCATTAACTACAGGAACTTCAGTATTTAATTCAACATATACTACTGTTGATCAAGTTAAGTCAAACATGATTAATTTTTTGTTGACTAATAAAGGTGAAAGGATGCTTAACCCCAGTTTTGGTTCTAATTTACAAAGTCAATTATTCGAAAACATAACTGACAGTAATTTAAAAGGTTTAGAAATTAAAATTACTAATGACTTATCAACAAATTTCCCTACAGTTAAAATAAATGGAGTAGCTTTAACTCCCATATATGAAGAAAATGCTATACAATTATCTATAAATTATTCATATTTAGGAAACACTCCTGAAAATATTCAAATTACACTATAATGGCAACTGAAAATAGAGATATAAAATATATAAATAAAGATTTTGGCGAATTAAGGAATGCCCTTATTGAGTATACCAAAACATATTTCCCCAGCACGTATAATGACTTTTCACCTTCATCCCCAGGCATGTTGTTCTTGGAAATGTCAGCATATGTTGGTGATGTAATGTCATTTTATCTTGATAACCAAATTCAAGAAAATTTTGTTCAATTTGCTCGCCAACAAAATAATTTATATACATTAGCATACATGCTAGGCTACGTACCTAAAGTTACAGGTGTAGCTTTAGCTTCTGTAGACATATATCAACAAGTACCTGCTAAGTTAACTGGAGGTACATGGGTTCCTGATTTTAATTACACTGTACAAATAGCAGCTAATACTTCATTATCATCTAATCTAAACGGAGCTACAGGTTTTATAATGCAAGATCCTGTAGACTTTGCGTTTTCAAGCTCAGCTGACCCTACTCAAATTACAATTTACAGCACAGTTGGTGGTGTACCTGATTTTTTCCTTCTTAAAAAAACTAGACAAGCAATTTCTGCTAACGTAACATCTATTAATTTTTCATTTGGAGCTCCTGAACGTTTTCAAACAATAGAAATTGAAGACTCAAATATCATACAGGTTCTAGATATAATGGATAGTGATGATAATGAATGGTATGAAGCCCCATATCTTGCCCAAGAAACTATTTATGATACTATAACTAACACTAACCCAAACAGCTCAGGTGATACACCATATTTGTTACAATTATTAAAAGCCCCAAGAAGATTTGTAACAAGATTCACTTCCCCTAGCACAATGCAAATTCAATTTGGAGCAGGAACCAACACCCAGAACAATGATGAAGAAATTATTCCTAATCCAACTAATGTAGGTTTAAATCTTACTAGTCCAAGTAATTCATTTCTATATACCGCATTTGACCCAGCTAACTTCTTATATACAGGTACTTACGGTATTGCTCCTTACAACACAACATTAACAGTTCGTTACTTAACAGGCGGGGGAGTATCAGCTAATGTACCCGCTAATTCTATTACTACTATAGTTGATACTAAAAATATTACATTTGCCGCAGCCGGATTAAATCCAAGTTTACGAAGCCGAGTTTTAGGCTCAGTAACAGTTACTAATCCTTTAGCAGCTACCGGAGGTAAAGATGGTGATACAGTTGATGAATTAAGATTTAATTCATTAGCAGCATTTGGTACTCAATTAAGAACGGTAACTCAAGATGACTATTTAATTAGAGCTTTAAGTTTACCTTCAAAGTATGGCTCAATCGCCAAAATATACCTTGAACCAGAAAAATTAGAAAATATTCTTCCTGGTGAAACCCCATCTACATTAGACCTGTATGTTTTAGCTTACAACAATAGTAAACAGCTAAAAACAGCATCTGATGCTTTAAAAAATAATTTAAAAACATACTTATCCCAATATAGAGTAATCAATGATACTATTAGAATCAGAGATGCTTATACCATCAATATTGGAGTAGATTTTGATCTCATTGTACTTCCGGAATATAATAATAGTGAAGTATTAATTAATTGTATTAGTGCTTTAAAAAGTTATTTTGAAATTGACAAATGGCAAATTAACGAACCAATTGTATTGAGAGATTTATACATTATGTTAGACAAAATTGATGGTGTCCAAACAGTTAAAGCAATTAGTATTACTAATAAAGTAGGTACTAGCTTAGGATATTCTCCATTTGCTTATGATATTGCTGGTGCAACTCAAAATAATATTGTTTACCCTTCATTGGATCCAATGATTTTTGAAGTTAAATATCCTGACTCTGATATTAAGGGACGTGTAGTACCTTTATAATTTTTATATTTATAATAAAAAATGGCTGTTTATAAAATATTCCCTACTAAGGATGCTACTATTTACTCATTATACCCTAATAAAAATACAGGGTTAGATGAAGTAATAGAAACAACTACTACCATTAATAACCTAACAGCTTACCCTCAAACTAGCAGATTCTTAATCCAGTTTGATAATGCTGAAATTAGTGATATTATTACTAATAAGATTAGTGGCTCTCAATGGCAAGCTAATTTTAGAGGATTTGCTGCTAACTTAGAAGGTTTATCAACTACTACAACATTAGAATTTTATCCCATTTCTGCTACATGGAATATGGGTACCGGAAAATACAACTACAGTCCTGAAATTACAGATGGTGCAAGCTGGATTTGGAGATCATACTCAGGAAGCAATGCTTGGGCTACAAGTGGTTTTCCAACTAATGTAACCGCATCATATGGTAATCAAATAGGTGGGGGTAATTGGTACTACACTTCATCAAATACTACTGTATTGCCTATTTATTCAACCCAAAGTTTTACTTATACTGATAGTGGTGATATTAACACTAATATCACTAATATGGTTAAAGCTTGGTATAGTGGATCAATAGTTAATAATGGTTTAATAGCTAAACAGTCAATTGAGTTTGTTAATAATGAAAATTATCAAACTAAAATACAATTCTTCTCTAGGGATACTAATACTATTTACCCCCCACAGTTAGAATTTAGATGGAGAGATTACAGTTATAATACTGGCTCTTCTACTCTTACTGAATTAAACACTACTACAGCTACAGTAGCTATAGATGATAATATAGGCGTGTTTTACCCTGAAAGTATAAACAGATTTAGAGTAAACAGCCGACCAACCTACCCAGCAAGAACATTTCAAACTTCATCTTATTTTACCCAAAATTATTATCTTCCAACTGCTTCATATTATTCTATAAAAGACTTGGATACTAATGAAGTTGTCGTAGATTACGATGACCAATATACTCAATTGAGTGTTGATGGAAATGGAAGTTATTTTACATTGTATATGAATGGTTTAGAACCTGAAAGGTATTATAAAATTCTAATTAAATCAGTTATAAAAGGATCAACAATAATTTTTGATAATAATTATTATTTTAAAGTAATAAATGGCTAATTACCCGTTAAATAAAACAGTTTTTAATAAACAAACTTATGAAAATACAATTGACACTTCGTTTTCACAAGTTTCTTTACCTCCTGCACCGTTAAAAGATACTATAACTGTAGCAGAATTTTTTGACCTGTATAATAATTTATTCTATGATATCCCGGCTCAAGGGAATACTAATTCACATGAATATTTAGTTAAAACAAGTGGGGACTATATAAATTTTGAATCTGCAAATGAAGATGTTCAACTTTTACTAGATGAAATAACCGTTCTAAGACAAGATTTACTTGCTGCTAATCAACAAATAATTTCTCTACAAATCTCAGCTAGTACTACTTTACCTAATACTACTCCGTAATGGCAGCAACAGTAACACCTCTTAATCCTGATAATTTAGAAGCCCAAGTTTATTCCCCCCAGGATTTAAGCTTACTTTCTATTGAAAATTCTACTTCTACATTTAATCCTTCATTAAATTATGTAGAATACACTATACAGTCTTTAGACGGCTCATACCAATTAACCAATCATGGTTTTACAGATTATCAGGTTATTGGTAACCTTGCTTTTTCAGACCCCTCTTCTAATACAACGTATGAAATTGGCCTTGACCCAGAAAAAAACTTACTTAAGGCTGGGTTCTCTCAAGGGGATTATAATGTAATATATAGTTTTTTTAATAATGAACTTAATTCATCCTTTGATGGACAGAATTATTTTATAAAAAGTATTTCCTCAGACAGAACAGAAGTAAGATTAGCTTCAAATGTTTTGTCAAATTTTTTAATTGAGAATTTAGTAAAAAACTTTAAAACTCAATTAGCCAATTCAACATACTTTCAAGATTTTTATTTAAATTTTGGGGACAACAATTTAGTTATAGCTAATAACATGTTAGTTGATAATACTAGTACGCAGTACGAAGTGTTAATCAATTTATATGAGCCTTTGCCTCCTCAATTTAATATAAAAGATACATTGTGGGTTGTTACTAAAGTTGCAGATCCATTAGCATTTAATGTTTCGTTTCAACTAGAAGTAGTTACTCCTAGAATAACTAATCCTACACTTAAAGGACCAAATTTAAATCTTCCTTTTAAAGACCGAGTTAATAATTCAACTAATTATCTTAATTATGAACAATTATTAAACACTGGGTTTGCATCTTCATATAACCAAATTGTATCATACTTAGCAGAAAAAAGCATAGAAATAGGGATTGATTATTCTAACTTTAATGATTTTGTTTATTTTTCATCAGCAACATCAAGAGTTGAAAACTTTTTTTATAAGGTTCAATTAATTGAACAGTACAGTTCAAGTTTAGGAATATTAAATTCTACAACAAGTGCGTCTATAACCTCCAGTGCCTTATACTTTACAGATAAAATTACAAATATCATCAAAAACTTTGATGGTTTTGAATATTATCTTTATTATAGCACTGGTTCAACTACATACCCTAAAAGTACTACTACCCCACCATATACTCTAATAACTAGCAGCAACGCCTCAGTTACTACTTGGTATAATGGGTTAATAGCAAGTGCTTCACTATATGATCAAGATAACCAAAATTATCTTATCAATACTATACCAGCATATTTAAGGGATGACCCACAGAATGCCCCATATAGTGTATTCATTGATATGATTGGACAGCATTATGATAATATTTGGGTTTATTATAAAGATGTTACAAATCGTTATAGTGGAGACAACCGCTTAGATTATGGTATTTCTAAAGATTTAGTAGCAGATGCTATTAGATCATTTGGATTAAAAATATACCAAAACAACTTCTCAGTTAATGATTTATTCAACGCCTTTACAGGATTTGCATCTGGTAGTTTATTGCGAGGTCTTAATCTATACCCTGTTGATGCTGAAAAAATTACAACATACGTAACTGCTTCTCAAGAATCGTATTATACTCCTTTGGATGATGTTAATAAGGAAATGTATAAGCGTATTTACCATAATTTACCTTATCTACTTAAATCTAAAGGAACAACAGCTGGTTTGCAAAACATCATTAGTATGTTTGGTATTACTAGTTCTATTTTGCAAGTAAGTGAATTTGGAGGTAATTATACTAATACTATCCCCCGTACTGGAGTACGGGATATCATAAATGATCGAATTTTAATTCTTTCATCAGGTTCTATATCTGCTTCTTTACCCCCAATAAACACCCAATATACTCAAGAAGCATATACCCTATCACCATTTCGAAGTTTAGAACAAGTCATACCCTCTACATCCAGCGTATCCCAAGGTGTTAGCTCAGTAGAAATTGCTTTCTCACCTCAAAACGAAGTAGATAACCATATCATATCCACCAGTGGATATTTTGATATAGGAGAATATATTGGGGACCCAAGACAATCTCTCTACTCCGGCTACCCAAATTTAACTACATTTAGTACTTCTTATTTTAGTGCTAGTTATTCTTCTTCTAAACCATATTATGATTTAATTGCTTATATTCGTTTAATACAATACTTTGATAATTCATTATTTAAAATGATTAAAGATTTTGTTCCTGCAAGGACAAATTTAAAATCAGGTATTGTTATCAAACAACACTTACTAGAACGAAGCAAACACATACCACCTCAAGTTACAGGCAGCAATAACTACTACAGTGGCTCTATAGCTTCCGGATTTATTTCAGGCAGTACTGGGGGTACTTTTAATGATTATAACTCATTAACTCCTAGAGTAAATAATACTCAATCTTGGTATCAAGATATTAAAACACCTTTAGGTTTAACTCGATCCTTACATAGTGATCAATCTGAATTTTATAATGGTGAATTGCCTTATTACCCAACGGTTGTTACTAATGGAGAATTAGACCCTGCTAATCCATTTAAATTCCCTATTCCTACTAATAACAGATATTTTGTAAGAGTTTATAATGGTACTAATATGTCTCTTAAAACTTTTTTAAATTCTACTAATCCTAGTAGTGGAAATATATATGCTTGGGGAAGAAGATCAACAGTTGAATATTTAAAAATACACACTGTTTCACAAAATAGTATTAACAATGCTGGAACTTTAGCTCGTGTTCAAAATGTTGGATTTTCTCAATTCCCAAATGCAACAGCTACTAACCCTAGTCAATTAGATGTTGAAACAGGTGCTTTTGATAATGTAAATAATTATTGGTTGTATGCGGTTTTACCCAATGTTCAACCATATCCCCTTCCTACTTCTCCTATCTCCCAAAATAATTACATGTCATTTACCCCAGGTGATGTTATTTGGGATTATTATGAGTATAACCCTATAATTAATAATAGTGCGGATGATGTAAGATCTACTCACTATATGGAAGTTGATTTAGATACTGGTATTTTAACCCCTTCTAATTTTACTCTACTTATTTCTGAATCAGCTGCTAGGGCGGCTGTTCAAGACTCAAATTATTCTTCAAACGCTTGGTCTAACATCAGATACAATGGGTCAAGACAAAGTTCACGTGATTTTAATGTACCATATTAAAAATAAAGATTATGCCTTCAAATAACGCTTACACCCAACAAAATCCTGATAATATAGATGTTTTAGATTCTCAACATTTTGATTATGGAACTACACCCAAACAAGCTGTAGCAGAACAAAATCAAACATACTTTGCTTATTTTGATGGTGTAGGAGGAACAGGTCCTGAACTTATAGATCAAACAGCCTATTTTATTAAATACTTAATTGATACTGAAGGTAATGTAGTTAACCCTGAACCTGATACTAACCCCAGCCGACCCCAAGCAATAGCTTTACATAACCTAACTGATAATTTTGAAATAGGCAAGAAAGCAATTGTTAAGTTAATAGGAAATGATCCGTTATTAACTGCAAATCCAAATGATGATTCTTTAATTGGTAAACATGATATAACCCATGTGGGGAGAATAGTTCCTATTTTAGTAACAGAAACCGGCGTAAACGATCAAGATTACATTACTACTATGAGTTTTGGTTCTTTATCTTCTCAAACTACTAACCCTGTGGGAAATGTTGGGGCTCGAATGTTTTATCAAAATAATACTTCTGGCTATATTACTGTTTCATCAAGTAACTGGCTAGATTTTCCATTTAATGCCCATAATAATTTAGGAGCAGGAGCATGGACACAACCTGGTCTTGGCCCAAGTCTTGTAGCTCAAAGTAGCTCAATTGAAGCCAGAACTAGAATCAAAATTAATACTAGCTTATACATACAGAATAATCCAAGCATGACTGGCAATAACCAGATCCAAACTCGAATTATAAAAAATAGTACCGAAACAATTTGGACATCCCCATGGCATATAGTTACACCAACAGCAGATGGTTATTGGCGTCCCGATGGTTCTTCATATATAGATTTTACAGCTACTGATGAATTTAAACTTCAATACCGAGCATACCTAGAAGATACTGATGAAAATATATATAATTTTAGGGTTAGAGGTCTAAAAACCAGTTTAGGCTACGTATCAGACACTAGTTTCACTATTGTCCAAGAAACCCCTACTTCTCCCGGAGGAACAACAAATGCTGAACTAATAGATGGTGTTAATGCCATATATGCTGCTTCATCCTCTACTCCCCCAAACTCTTATTTTGGTATACTTGATGCCCCAACATATAATTATTCTCAATTAATCTTCTTCTCAGCTTCAAGATTTATATATGATAGTGGTTTAACTCAAAATCTTAACTCTGCTTCATCAACGTTTGGATTTTCTCCTATAAGTATACCTTTTGGTGATGTTAGACCGGGGGATTTTATAAGACTTGAATATAATAAAGAACAAGTTTATACTATAGTAGACATTACTAAAGATTTTCCATTTGGTGGGGTTCCTCTTCCAAATACTTTAGCTTTAAAAGTTACTCCAAATGTAGGCTCAACATTAGGAGCAAACACTAGCATCCAAACTCCCGGCCATTTTATTATATATCGTGTAATAAATGATGGATCATATGTAGTTTTAGATGTACCTAAACCTACAGAAGGAAATAGCTTCACAGGAATTATTCAACCTGAATTTATTTCTAAAGAGTTAGTAAACAACACAGATAAAATATTAGCAGATTTAACACAAAAAGACTTATTTAATTAATATTTATAACAAAACTTAATATAAAAAATGGGATATCTTAATAACTCAATAGTTACAGTAGACGCTATCTTAACAAGAAAAGGTAGAGAATTGTTAGCTAAAAATGATGGTTCTTTTAGAATCACACAATTTGCATTAGCGGATGATGAAATTGATTATACATTGTATAATCCTACTAATCCTCTTGGATCTGCATTTTACGGACAAGCAATTGATAATATGCCTCTATTAGAAGCATTTCCTGATGAAACACAAGCAATGAAATATTTGCTTACTACTCTACCAAGAGGTACTTCTAAACTTCCTATTTTAAATCTTGGTTATACTTCTATTACCCTAAACCAAGGTGCTTCACTTGCCATTAGCCCTCAAACACTGAATTACTTGGGTGGAACCCAAACCCGTGAATCCTCTGGTTACACAGCTACAATCGCTGATGTAAGATTAATGAGCTCATTTGGTGGTGTGGGTATTAATACAACTCAAGCTAACGCGTTAAACTCAACAACTACTCTTGGAACTAACGTGTCTAAAACCGTAATTGGCACTACCATTAACCTGTCTGCTACTACAGTTAATATTTTATTCCCAACAGGAGTAACACAAATTTCCACTACGTTAACAGTAATAGGCAGAGACAGCGGAGCTAGAATTACAGTCCCTGTCATAATTAACCGAAACTCAGCATAATTTAAAAATATTAAATAAATGGCATTTAAAAGATTAGATCCCGAAGATTTTTTGGTTAGTGCAGAAGCTATTGTTGCCCCTGCTTGGACTGGATACTCATCTTCTTTAACATCATTCCCCACTTCCACCACCCAGACCTCTGGTCCTAGTGGCCCATATTACTACAACGTTTATAACATTGACCCAGCTAGCTACTCTACTGCAGAAATTCAATTTGCTGTAGCATACGGTGATGCTGATGGGTCTGGATCATTATTATATAATGCTGGAGTTGATGGTTTATCACCTTCAAGGACAGTTTACGGACAATTTATTAATTTGTTGTTTGGAGAAGATGAAAATGCTTCTTTTAACTTTGGTGGAACTTCAACAAATAGAAACTTTTATGCTGTGGTAATAAATAGAGCTCGTTACAAGCAATCTATTATGCCCGGAAGTATTCAAATTAGTAGCAGTTTTATTAGTGGTGTAAAAATAACCGATAATAGCGCTATTACTTCGGTTGCTGATTATACAAGTGCTGGCAGGAGATTTACCCTAGGATCAGGTAGCTTTGGTAATGGGGTAGCAAGTGGATCCCGTGGAGTATACGGCTACCTATTTCCAGATGTTGGGGTTGCTATTTTAAACCCAAATGCTTTAACTGGGATAACAACAAATAGGAACTCCAACACAGCTGATAATAACCCTTCTACTTTCATTGGAGGTTTAAAGAGTTTTTATCTCCAAAGCCAAGAAACAGTAACATCTGACTTTGTGTTTGTACGAGCCAGAAACGCCGAATTCAACTACTCAGTTAACCCAAGCTTCTCAGTCTCCGCAAGTGCTGGTGCTATACTCTATGATGATTTTATCCAAAACCCTCAAACATACATTACATCCGTAGGAATGTATAATGATAACAATGAGTTATTAGCCGTAGCTAAATTATCAAAACCGCTTAAAAAAGATTTTACTAAGGAAGCTTTAGTACGTGTTAAATTAGATTTTTAATGAATGGGTGCTTTCAAATCTCTTACTTCACAAGATGTTATAATAACACCTTTAGTTACACATAAAAGTCTTACTTTTAATGGGGGTACCGCTATATCCGAAAGCGGAATGGTTAGATGTATAGGAGTTAATACTTCTTTTGGAAGCACAACTGACATCACATACTCCACCCCCCAACCAGTCTCTGCTTCTCTTGTTTATGCCTCCGCAAAGCAGTTATACTACTCTAATCAACTTCCTAATCCTGAAGGTGAAACTATCCAAACGGATATGGATGGGAATATTATTGAAGGGGGGGCTACTTTAAATGTACATAGTAGATTTGATAATTATTTACAAACTACATTATCTCAATCAAGATATTTTCCCACATCATCCGACGCCCAAATAGGAGTATTATCTATTCCTTCTCAATTGTATGGTGATTATATTAACCCCAATAGTTTCTATTTTAAATGGAAATGGCAAACAGGTGTATATAAAATAGTAGTAGATGATGGAGAAGGCAGACTTTTACTTTCAGGTTCTACTACCCCTGCAGGAACAATATCATATCCTCATGGGCTAGCTATAATAACCCAATTCCCAGCTCCAACTACCTCAACCGTCCCTTCATTTTCATCATCCATCGATGTTACTTGTAGTTTTCAAAGTTCTATAGTAATTTATGAAACCCAATATAAATGCACTATTCGAGAAAGTGAATTTAACTACTCACTAAACCCAACCATGTTTTCAGGAAGTGGGTATATAAGCCCATTAGCAACAACAGGTTCTTTAGATACCAGTGGAAAAACTTGGGATTTCGTAACCGGATCTTCTTTTGCCCCTTACATTACAGCTGTTGGACTATATGATGATGATCAACAATTATTAGCAGTGGGTAAACTAGCCCAACCTGTACCTACTACTAGAACCACAGATATGACAATAGTTGTAAACTTAGACAGATAAAATTATGGCTTTAACTAGAATAGATTCTTTAGATTTTGTTTCTTCTATTAACTCAACATCTGATACATGTTGGGTTAGTTCCTCCAATCAACCAGTATATGATACTCTTCCTACATTTGGTACAACAGCACATAATATGTCTGGTTCTGTTCTTATGTATACTGATTACTACATAGGTAATCCTTCTAATGTGCAATTTAGTTATGCTTTAGTTGACAAAAATGAAATAAGTTCAAGCAGCAAACGAAAACAATTTTATGCGGCTCTTAGAAACATAGTGTATGGAGATAAAAATGCTGAGTTTATTTGGGGAGGAACCACTCGCACCCTATTCAGTGTCATTTCAATAAATAAATCAAGATATAAAACCGCTCTTCTTCCAGGTAGTTTACGGCTTGGTAATTTAACTGATGATAGTCACAAAAACCCACCCCAAATGCTTAATTGTGGAAGGGCATATAATTTAGTTTTAGGATCTACCTTATCCGGAGGAGGATTTTCTTACGGAACAGGAACAGGTGCTTATGGACTATTCCTCCCAGACATTGGAATCATATTAACTAATGGTAGTGTACCCACTGCCTTAGGCATTGCATTTCAACTTTACTATGAAGATGCTGCCCCCACTAACTCAGTTTTTATTAGAGCCCGAAACTCAGAATATAACTACTCGGCTAACCCAAGTTTCATTTCAGGCAGTTCAGGCATTATAATACGCCCCGAGTGGTATAATAATCCACAGGCGTATGTTACCTCAATTGGTTTATATAATGACAACAATGAGTTATTAGCAACAGCTAAACTCCCTAGACCATATAATAAAAATTTTAATAACGAAGCTTTATTTCAAGTAAATTTAAATTTCTAAAATATGAACAACTGGTTTTGGTATGAAAACGCTCAAATTAAAGAATTTAAATCTATAGAGGATTTCCCACAGAATAGTTTTGGATTCATTTATAGGATTACAAATAGAGTAACAGGTAAGTTTTACATTGGTAAAAAAAGTCTTTATCATAACATAAAGAAAAAACTTACTAAAGCTGAATTAGCTGAACAATCAGGACCTGGTCGTAAAGCAACAACTAAAAAAGTACATAAGGAATCTGATTGGGCTACATATTGGGGCTCCAATAAAGAAATATCAGCTGAAATAAAATTAAACGGCAACCTAGCATTTCAAAGAGATATTATTAAAATAGTTAATACTAAAAAAGAATTAACCTACTGGGAAGTACACTACCAATGCCAGTATAGTGTTTTACTTGTAAATAGCTATAACGATAATATATTAGGAAAGTTTTTTAAAAAAGATTTTGTTTCCTAAATTCCATTCCGTATCTTATATGGATGGTAAACCAATTATTAGTAACCCTAGTAGATTCTGTTTTAGGTAGTGGTAAAAATACCTCTAAAAACAATCGGGCATATGCTTGTCCGTTTTGCAAACATCATAAGCCTAAACTTGAAGTAAACATGGACACAAATGCTAAAGGTGATAATCCTTGGCATTGTTGGGTATGTAATACTAAAGGTAGAAAATTAACTCGTTTATTCAAGCACCTAGAAGTTACACCAGATAAGCTTCAAGCATTATATTCTTTAGTAGGTACTTCTAAATCTGAGCACACAGAAACTGATTTAGAGCGCGTTAAATTGCCTGAAGAATTTATTTCACTGACGGATGTGACTGCCAATAATCTCATTGGTAGACGCGCGTTAGCTTACCTAAAACGCCGTGGTATTACCAAATATGATATCCTAAAATACAATATTGGTTACTGTGAACATGGACCATATTCTAACATGGTTGTTATACCTTCATATGATGAAAAAGGTAATTTAAATTATTTTACCTCTAGAGGATTTGAAGAGTTTTCTAGATCCAAATACAAGAACCCAAATGTATCAAGAAACATTGTTCCATTTGAATTTTTTATAAATTGGAATGTACCTATCATTCTATGTGAAGGACCATTTGATATGATGGCTATTAAGCGCAATGTAATACCATTACTAGGCAAAAACATCCAGGATAAATTAAAGAAAAAACTCGTTACCTCACAGGTACAAAAAGTATATATAGCATTGGATAAAGATGCTATTAAACAAGCTTTATCATTTTGTGAAGAACTATTAAACGAGGGTAAAGAAGTATATTTAGTAGAATTAAAAGATAAAGACCCAAGTGAAATGGGTTTTGAAAACTTTACTAAACTAATTCAAACCACTCAACCATTAACCTTTTCAAACTTATTTGAAAAAAAACTAGAACTAGTATGAGTACAATTAAACATTCCTATAATCGTATTTTAGAAATATCTGATGATTATAAACAAATTACATTACCTGACTCTAGATTTTATAGACGAAACGGTAATTATTACCCATCTGTTACTTACGTTTTAGGATACTATCCTAAAGGTAAACACTTTGAGGATTGGCTTAAAAAAGTAGGATATGCCTCAGAACATATCGTTAAAAAAGCAGCTGAAGAAGGTACTCAAGTCCATGAAATGGTAGAAGAATACTTAAATGGAAATGAACTAAATTTTTTAAACAAAAATGGTTACCCACAATATAATCCTAATGTATGGCAAATGTTCCTGTGCTTTGCAGAATTTTGGGAAACCCATAAACCTAAACTCATCGAAACCGAAGTACACTTATTTTCAGATGAATTAAAAGTAGCAGGTACCTGTGACTTAATTTGTGAAATTGAAGATGAATTATGGATTTTAGATGTTAAAACTTCTAATCACATCCAACCAACATATGAATTACAAACCGCAGTTTATACACAGTGCTATAAAGAATGTTATGGAAAAGATGCTCAACGCCAAGGAATATTGTGGCTGAAATCAGCTAAGCGTGGTCCTAAAAAAGATAAAATGCAAGGTAAGGGCTGGGAAGTAATAGAACCAGAACGTACACAAGAAGAAAATTTAAATATTTTTAAAACAGTACGTACGTTATTTGATTTAGAAAACCCAACATCGTCTCCTTCATTTGAATCATTTAGAACAACAGTAAAACGGGAAGATATTTAATATTTATAGCTAAACGTACGCTATGCCTCAAAAATCTGATGTGATACAATATTTTGAAGAAAAATACTCTAAAAAATCAATTGATTTAATTCGTCCCATTTTAGAAAAATTAGATTTATCTAAAGTTAAACCCTCAACTGAAGAATCATATGTGTATGAAGGTGATGAGATAACTTCATTTATTGATGAAGAAGTTCAAGGTGATTCAATTGTTTGTGACAATTGTGGATGGACATGGAAAATAAAAGATGGAGGAGATGATTTATACATGTGTCACAAATGCGGACATGATAATACTCCTCAACAATCTTCTACTAATGATTTCTTTGAACCGCTACAAAATCAAGATATAGAATTAAATGTTTCATCTGATTCTAATAGAGTTGACTATTATAAGGATCATATTAAAAATGTAGTACCATCTGATTTTAAAGTTGATAAGCATAAGGATAAGATTGTAGTATCTAATATCACTAAAAAAGGATTAGAGCATAATAAAGAATTCAGGGATAAATTAATATCCCTTACAATGTTCATGATGGATAATGGCCTAGACTTAGACCCCCTACCAGACGTTAATTTTATTGAAGATGATAAAGAAAACGCTTCTAATATATTAGGACGTACTGCACATTATGATCCTAATACTAAATGTATTGTTTTATATACATGCAGCAGACACCCAAAAGATATATTGCGCTCATATGCTCATGAAATGATTCATCATAAGCAAAATCTTGAAGGTAAAATTCAAGGTATTCAAGGACAGAATATTAACGAAGACGAATATTTACAAGAATTAGAATTAGAAGCATATAGAGATGGAAACATGTACTTTAGAAGCTGGGAGAATTCGTTGTAGGGGGTATCTTTTTTTTGTATATTTATAAAAAACCAATCTTTATATATGAACAGATACAGTTTAATGTATTTAATGGAAAATGACATGGGGGATGAACCTACATCTACTCGTCTTAAAATTACTAAAAATGTAGTAGTTACTCCTCAAGGGAATTCTACCATACAAGATTTAGTAAACGCATTAGAAAATCCTAATAATTATGGGATGTATCTAAGTAGTTTACTTCATGCGAATAAAAACATTAAAGATAAAGTAGCGGCATACTTTGGCACCCCAAGCCAACGTGCTCATAGTACTCGTCCTGAAAAAACAGCCGCTAACATCTCAGCATATATAGCTAATTTACTTAATACTGATTCTGACTTAAATAGACTTGCACCGGTAATGTTAAGTAAAATTACAGGATATAAAGTAACAGGAAATGAAATTCAAGCTACTTCAACTCCAAAAATAACTAAAGATTATATAGAAAAAGTATTTACAACTGTATTTGATAATGCAGGAGTTACATACAACTTAACAAAATAATAATGTCTGATAACGTTTTAAAAAAAGAGTTCCAACAAAAGGACGTACAACGCCTCCGTAACCTAATGACAGGTAAATACGGGGAGAAAACGTCTGTCGGAACCGGTTATACTAAACAACAAGAGTTTCATGAGGAAGGAGATGTCTGGGAAGCTGATGGTCGTTCATGGACCATCAAAAATGGAATCAAACAAAATCTTACTAAATTAGATAAAGCAAAAGAATCAATTCATTTGCCGCTTTTTTGTCCTTGTTGTAGTAACATTATGAAAAAGCAAAATGATAAATTATTTTATCTCCAATATAAAAGATGTTTTGATTGTCAAGTAGACTTCGAAACAGAACTACGAATTAAAGGTTTATGGAGCGATTATGAAAAACACATTATCAATTCGGATATTGATGGTATCGTAAACGATTTTAATATTTGGATTGACGAGGAAATTAATGAATCCAACACTTCATATGTCACTGAAGCCGGTGATATAGAACGTTGGGTAGGTTCTTCAAAGCAAAAGTTGCTAGAAAATAAAGAAGAAACAATTAAATACCTACAAAGCTTAAAAAAATGAGTGAAATTCAAATTATTGTTCCGATCATTATTGCGTTGACAACTTCAATTTTTGGTCCGTTACTAGTAAAATGGGTTGAAAAAAAATTTATCAACAAACTCAACAATGACCCTTTAAGAGATGCTATACAGCATAATGAAATAATTGAGCAACAGCTTGACGCTATTCTACATGAAATAGATTGCGACCAAGTTTATATTGCTCAATTCCACAATGGAGGCCATTTTTACCCTACAGGTAAATCCATCCAAAAATTCTCAGTGTTCTATGAGATTACTACTCCAGATACTAACTCATTAAAAACCTTATTCCAAAACATCCCAGTATCATTATTCAGCAAACAATTCTCTCTTTTATATGAAAAAGGAGAAATTATCATTGAAGATATGAATGCTGGACCATCATACGGTCTTGATTTATATCAAGCTGATGGCCCTGGATGTAAATCAGTTTATTTATTTGCTATTAAAGGCTTAGACAATAGAATAATTGGCATCATGGGGGTACACTACGTTAATAAAAAACACAAATTCACTCAAAACGAATGGATATTTATACGCCAGAAAATAGGCGCCATTGGTAACTTAATGAGTAACTATTTAACTAATAAAAAATCATAATAATGGAGTTTTCTAAATTAATTTCTTACTTGTTTCATTCAAGAACACAAGCACATGTTTTCCACTTACAAACACCTTCATTTGCAGAGCATATGGCTTTGAACACTTACTATGATGGTATTGTTGAATTAATTGATGGTTTAGTAGAATCATACCAAGGCAAATATGGTATTATAACTGACTATACTAATTTTAATCTAAAACAATATCAAAGTAAAGAACAAGTTATAGCATACTTTGAAACGTTATGTGAGGCTGTTTACCAAACATATGAAACAGTTGAAGACAGTTACATTCAAAACCAATTAGATGCTGTAACTGAATTGATTAAATCAACTATATATAAACTTTCATATTTAAAATAATGGCATACAAATATAAACTAGCTGAATTAGGTCCTGATACTCTATCTAAGATAGGGAAATTCGTTAAAGATAATCCTAAAGTAGAATACACCCGAAAAGAATTCGTTAAAGTCCCTGCTAACACAGATGAAAGTGAAAAACTAGACTTTGTATTACGTGGTGTTCTAGAAAAACGTGGTGGATTTACCCCCTCAGATATTGAGGAATACATGGATTTTCTTTACACAGAAAGAAATAATAATGTGGGTGGTGAATGGGGTGATACTCCATTGAATGAATTAACTCCAAAAGCTGGTTTTGCTACTCCTAAAGAAGATCCATTTAAAACTGCTATGAAACGAATTCAAGATAAAGTTGAAACCCAACTTAAGCAGTCTGGTTATTCTCTTCCCGATATAGATAATATTAAAAACATTTTTAAAGATGAAGAAATAAAGGAAGCAGTAATGGCTAAACTTAAAGAAGGTAAATCATGTTGGAAAGGATATGAGCAAATTGGTATGAAAGAAAAAGATGGAAGACAAGTACCTAATTGTGTCCCTAAAAAACGCTAATATTTATAATAAATTATTCTGATGGAAAAACAACTACGTACTTTAATATCTCAACTTGTTAAAGAAGAACTTTCTCTTTTTGAAAAAAAACTTAAAAAAGACGAAGAATCTGCTGAAGAAACTGAGTTAAACCTGGATATCCCAATGGATGAGCCTGTAGCTATGGATGCACCTGCTGCTCCTGAAATGGATTTAAGTGGTGGAGATTCAACCGAAAAGCAAGTAGGACAAGGCTTACAAATGGCTTTAGATGCTGCTAAGAAAATGCCTGATAGTGAAACCAAAGAAAAATTGGTAAGACAAATTGGAAACACTGCCCTATTCTTCCTGAAGACCCAAATCCCAGGAACAGGTGGGCAAATGTAATATATATTAATTAAAAAATAAAATCTATGAACACTCAAGAGTTATTTGAAAAAATGCAAGGTTTATGGGATGAGTTTTCAACCGAACATGGAAAACCAGTTAAGGCAGCCCATGGTAGAGCTCGCAAGTCACTTGGTGAGCTTAAAAAGTTGGTTACTGAATACCGTAAAGCTTCAGTTGCTGAAGACAAAGCAAAGTAATTGAACATCACAATAAGTTATAAGGGGGTAAAACCCCTTATTCTTATTAAATTTAATTAGTATGACACACCAAGAACAACCCGCAACACCACAAGCACCTGAATTATCTACGTCTGTATTAGACCGAGCAGAACAAGTCTACCAGGCTATGAAGAAAAATAGAAAAAAGTTTATCAATAACTACAAAGGAGAAGCTGAGCGAGTAATGAGGGGTGCGGCAATAAACATAGCTAAAAAGCAAGTTAAAACTATGAACAACGAACGATTAAAAGAAATCATTAAGAGTAAATTATCTGTTGATGAAAAATTCCCTGACTTAACAGGCGATGGTAAAGTAACATATGCTGATATACTAAAAGGACGTGGGGTAAAACTTAAAGAAGACGATATGTGTGAGGGATGTGGTGAAGAAATGGATTATGAGGGCGAAATGGCTAAGTCTGAGCTTTATAATTTAATCCAAAATGCTGAAAAATTATTCAGTATGCTAGATGAAAATACACAGTTAGAAGCATGGGTGCAAAGTAAACTTACCAAAGCTAATGATTACCTAGAATCAGTATACCAATATTTACAATCGCAAAATCTTCCAAGTCAACCCCAACAAATGGAAGAAGAAGTATACTACTTAGACAAATAAAAAATGGCTACTAAAAAAGAATTAATAGACAAGATTCAAGGCATAGCCAAACGAGTATATGCAAATAAAACCAAGGAGGATGTATTAGACATTACTCCCCAAGATGCAGACTTAGATGTAGGTGCTTTTCCACTTTTGTCTAAATTTCCTACTCTAAGAGATACTGTCACATCCTTTCTTACAGATCAATACGAACTTTTTATTTCTGACATACAATGGGTAGCTCCTCGCCCTACTACATTTAAAATTGTTTTAACTAACCAACAGTTTTTTTATTTAATTTATACTGAACGTTCTTGGGTTGCTCAAATAGAAGGTAAAAAATATTATTTGCGCAACATCAATGAAGAACAAAGAGCAATTGAATCTGTTGCTCGTATATTGATGTATGGTAGTAAAGCTGAACCCGAAAAAGAAGAAGGAGGACTTATACCTTCTACAGGAGAAACCCCAGCAGACGAAACAGCCCCAGAAGCACCAGCTCCTGAGAGTGAGGAAGAAACTCCTGAATAAAAACATTTAATACTTACAACATGAAACAACGTCTTATAGAAGCAATTAAAAAAGTATTAACTGAGCAGCCCAAAAAGAAAAAATGTGATTGTGGTTGTGATAAATGCACTGATGCTCCCTTGCTAAATGAGTCTAAACAGTATAGCATGCCTATATCAGAAAACATGCGTTATCACTTAAGTAATCAATTACCTATTCATGATAACATATTCCGGCCAGGATCTGAAGCTCATGTAAATTTAATACATGAAGCTCGATTATTGTGGAAAAAAGGAGTTATTGAATTGCAAGGTGAAGATAAAAAGTTATTTGAAACCACAGATTTAGGTCGTTTTGGAATGTATGAAGGTAAAATAGTCCCACTTGATTTACCAATGATAGAAGTTGAAACATTAACCGAAGCTGAATACCACGGTCGTAAGGTTCAATTAGGTAAACCAATGCAGGGTGACATTAAAAAATTTAAAGTATATGTTAAGAACGCTAAAGGTAAAGTTGTAAAAGTTAACTTTGGATTTGGTGGAAAGTCAGCTAAAGGTAAAAGAATGGTAATTAAAGCCAAAAATCCTAAAAGACGTGCCGCCTACAGAGCAAGACATCATTGTGATAACCCCGGACCAAGATGGAAAGCAAATTATTGGTCTTGTAAAAAGTGGTAAAATAATGAAACTTACACACTTACTAAAACAACTCCTTAAGGAACAAAAGAAAAAAGCTGACCGATGCAAACGTATCGCTGATCGCAAATACGATAAACCATCCGCTTACAAATCAGGCGCTATTGTTAGATGCCGTCAAGGTAAAATCTGGAAAGATTTAAAAGAAGATTGGCAAAAAACATCTTGGACAGGAAAAAATGGACAAAAAATAACATTAACACAACTTTTGAATATTATAAAAGATTATCCTATTATTCAAGCCCCTATTGAAAAAATTAAAAAAATAGTTATTAAAAAAGACAGTGGTGGTATAGAATCAGATAGGTTAAGTGCTGCTGATTTTAAATATCCTATTATTATTATTGTAGATGATAATGGAGATTATAAATATATTATAGATGGTAATCATAGAGCTAATAAAGCTATAGATGCTGAATTAAAATCAATTCCTGCTAAATTAGTAAATATTAAAAAATTACCGCAAGAATTTCAAGATATATTAAATGAAGCTAAACAAGAAACACTTCGTACTTGGTTCAAACGTAAAGGAGCACCTGGTAAAGAAGGTGGTTGGGTAGATTGTAACACTTGTAGAGATGGTAAATGTAAACCATGTGGTAGAAAAGAAGGAGAAAAGCGTGCTAAATACCCTTCATGTCGTCCTACACCTGCTCAATGTAAAACAAAAGGTAAAGGTAAAAAATGGGGTAAAACGAAATAAGACCCAATATTTATAATTAAAACATTATAGTTAGTGAAGCCAATATATAGATTCATACTACACGTTATTAATAATTGGGATAATGGTTTAACTGAGGCATATGCCCCTGCAATTAAACAACAGCTTTTTAATCAATTTAGAAAAGAAGCTGACAGAAAAAACAGAAACATATCTGATGATACGCTAAATGCTTATATAGATTTCTTTGATAAAGTTTTAAGAAACAAACCTAATCTTAAAGAAAAAGATCTATTTAAATACTCATTAGGTGACCTAGAAGCTATAGCTACTGCTTCCCCAGGAGCAGAAACATCTGCAGAAATTACCCCAGATACTGTCTATAATAATGAAGATAATACCATTGTAATTTACAATGGTAGTAAAGAAGAACTTTGTCAACGTCATCGCTCACCTAATCTTACATGGTGTATTACTAGAACTTCATTTCCTATTTACCGATATGGTAAAGAAAGAAGTTTTCCTACATTTTATTTAGCACGAAATACCAATTTAGATAATACTAATTATCCATTAAGTTTTGTAGCTATACAAGTTAGAGATACTCAAGAAAATAAAAGATATGTTTGGACTAATAGAGAAAATAGACCAAACGAATCTGAACCAATGAGTTTTGACAGATTATTATCTGAAATTCCTTGGTTAAGAGATATCCCAAATGTTAAAAGTGTATTAAAATATATCCCTCTTTCCCCCCAGGAAGTATTTACCCAACAATACAAAAACGAACCTATGCCATATATGGAATGGGCTCTCCTTCTATTCCCAGACAAACAATCGTATTTGGCTGTTAGAAAAGGAAAAAAACTTTTTGAGGATATAAGCAATGAACGTTTTGTAGAAAAATATCTCCCTAAATTTCCTGAGGTTGCTACTTACCTTGCTAAAAATCCAGGAATAGTATCTACTGAGGAATTAGTTCAAAGTTTAGATAAGTTTTCTCCTAATAATCAAAAATCTATACTTGAAAATTTACGTAGTAAAATATCTACTAATTATTTATCAAAAGAAACATTTTCATTTGATGTTAAAAAAGTACTTACTTACACTAACAAGTGGGATTTAGCCACAGATGAAAGAGTATATGTAACTAAAGATAAAAGAACTATAGTATTTTTAACCATAGGTCAAGATTTAAACATAGCACTTCATGAGGAAGCTACAAATTATCGCAGTGTTAAAGTTAATAAAGAAAATGCTAATTATTTGCTTGATTATGATCATTTAGACCAGCTCCCTTTTAAAACCTTAATGCAGTTGGCCTCAATGGAAATACTAAGTAAATCTAAATTAAGGGAAATTATAGAAACAGCTAAAAATACCCCTGATTCAGGGCTTATTGTTAAAGAAATTGATGGTAAACAAATTTTATTAGATTCAAATTCATTTGCTTCTTATAAAATAGAAAATGGTACTATAACTTCAATACCATTTGATAGTGAAGAGGTTCAACAAGCATTGGCAGATGAAACTACAAATACTTCATTTCAAACTAGAATTTTATCTTATATATTTAATAAAACTAATCTTCCAAATGCTATAGATAAAAGTGCTTGTCTTAATATAATAAACTCAACACCGTATGCTTCTAGAATTTCTACCTTTGGTGGCAATATCGCATATGTTGTCTTAACGGCACCTAACGCTTCTTATCCTATATTTACTCTCCCCGCTTCTACTCCTGCAACTGATTTTTTCTTACCTCACACATATGGTCGTAGAGCTGGAGGAGAATATTGGTACCTATATGATGGTGGCAATGGTATGGATGGTTCCGAATACTTGCCTCCTTATTTTGAGTACATGCGTAGCCAAAACATGTCATACAACGATGCAGATTTAGCTTCAATTTTAGATGTTAGTGATTATTATGGAAGGAATCGAAAAAAAGAATTTCTTGAAGCTAACCCTCCATTAAATCCAAATAATCGCTCCCGCGCAGTAGTTGCTACTGAAGACGGAGAAGAAAAAATATTTCTTATTAATACTGCAAATCCTAGAGACAGTAAAGTAGTAGGAAAACGCAATAACCTCATTAGAGCAGTTATTACACCTGCTGCCGTAGCACGATTATTAGGAAATGCTGCTCCGGCTGCTGAACCAGTAGTTGAACCCGAAGTACCAGCCGCACAAGCAGGTCCTACACCTGCTGATTTAGGCGCAGGAGAACGAGTTGCTGCTCCTATTAGAAGAAGAGGAAGACCAGCAGGTGGTGGCCAACCAAGAGCACAACAAGACGTTGCTCCAGTCGTTGGAGATTTTTCAAGTGTTACAACTGCATTAGAACCGGCTGGGTTATTAAACACTTGGAATCAATTACCATCTGCAATTAAAAATAGATTTGCAGATGCCACTATAACAACTAGAGTATATGGAGACAGAGGAGCAGGTCGTCGTGACAATATATTAAGAGGTAGAGGAAGAGTTAGACGAATGGTCTACAGTGGAAATAATAAAATATATGTCATTGAACTCCAAAATGGAACATACATTGCATCCATAGTATTACAACCAGGTAACTCCCATTATATATTAACCCCCAATACCTTTACAAACATAGGATCTCCTGATAACCTTTTAGCTACTTTACAAGCCCAAAACTTGGCTGAATCAGAAAAGGGAGTAGCTATTAATATGTTTTTAGCTGAAAATCCACATATGTTAGAGGAGACAAAAGAATTATTACGTAAACATTTAAACAAAAATAAATATGAAACTCAACGATCTTAAGAAAATAATTAAAGAAGAAATTGCTAAGGCATTAACTGAAGCAGGAACTAAAACTGCACCTGCTGAAAAGGAAAAAACAAAAACAAAACCCGGTACTGACAAGCCTAGTCCTTTTAAAAAACCTGATAACGCTCCAAAAACTAGTCCGAAAGCTGGAAGTAAAGCTAAAGAAGAAACTAATGAAGCTGTATCTCAAGGTATAGCTAATATTGTAAAAAAATATAAATCATTAAAAGGTAAATAATCTAATGAACGAGATTCAATATAAGGATATATTCCAAGACCCCGGAACTATCCAAAACCTAAAAGGTAAAAGTGCCCAAGCACGAGAAAGAATGCTTGGTAATGCTAACTTAATGCAGATCATGCAACGTTCTGCTGTACTGATAAATCAACTTATGCAAGATGAAGCTCCATATAAAGAACAATTGGAGCAATTAGCAGTAAGAATGGTTAAAAAAATGTATCCTGTTATTGATGAGTTTGGTATTGAGATTGAAGCTACTTTAGGAGCGGGTAATCTTCCCCCTATGGAACCTGGAGAGCCTGAGCTTCAAATGCCCCAACCTCAAATACCCTCCACAGACATTATGAATGATGAAGTTGCTAAACGCCGCCTCATTAATGCTATCACTCAGGGTGCTTCAATTCGTGGTGCTTTAGACAAACCATTTATTGAATTTATTGACGCAGCACCAGATAATCTTCTAG